CTTCAAGGTGGGAAGAAGTAAAAGATCAAGAAGTATGACAACTTTGCGAGACAATTTATTCGCAAATCTAAAAGAACAGATGAAAGAGTTGTACTATTCACTAGGTTGTGGTTGTTGTGGTGATCATAAGCAGCAAGAAAAAGCACTCAAAGAAATAGCAACTTTACTCAACATAGATTTTACAGTTGATGAGGATGGGTGTGTAAAATTAAAATTTTAAAAATCACAGTATGACACTCTATCCAGAAATGAATGAAAAACAAAAAGAGGAGATGTGGGACGAAATTGCTCAACAGCTTTCAAAGCCAAAATCAATGCGTCCACAACATAAAGAACTCTATACTTTGTATGGACTTCCTGAGAGTACTTACTATTGGAACACTTCAAAAAAAGAATTTAAACAAAGAATCGTAGAAAAATGTGTCAATGAAGCGAAGGAATGGATGCCTGAACTTATAGAGGTACTAAAGGAAAAAGCTATAGTAGATAAAAGTGAAAAGAGTATTGAAATGGCACTGAAATATATTGCTGAAATAGCAGAAAAAATAGATCATACCTCAAAGGGGGAGAAGATCGGTATGACAAAAGAAGAAGAACAAACACTCAACGCTTTACTCTATGGAACAAATAAACAAAAACGCACTGGAGAAAGTGATCAAAGGGACTCCACAGGAGAGAATGTATCTGTGCAGTAAAGACTTCTCTTTGTTCTTTGTCTACTACTTGAATCAATACATAAAATATCCATTCGCTCCATTTCACTATGATATGTTTGGAGATGTGGAAGATCTGATGAATGATGAGATTCGTGAGATAGGATGGTTCATGTTTCGTGAGAGTGCAAAGACCAGTTTCTCAAAAGGTTTTATCCTATGGCTCATTACTTTCAAGAAAAGAAACTATATCAACGCTGACTCTTTCGATAAAGAAAACGCCGAACGACTCCTCTTTGATGTTGTAGTAGAAATGCAAACAAATCAAAAGTACAAGTCAGACTTCGGAGAAATGTATAATCAGAAAAGAGATCCCGATAATGTAACACAGAAGCGAGTGAGTAACTTTGTGGCAAATAATGGTGTGCGTGTAGAGGCTCATAGTACACAAGAGAGTGTGCGTGGTCGTTTACATGGCCACCAGAGACCAGATTTTCTCCTTATAGACGACTTTGAGACAAATAAGACAAAAGATAGCAAAGCCTATACAGAACAGGTTATAAGTCATATAAACGAGTTTAAAACAGGACTTGATTCTACAGCAAAAGTTATTTATCTTGGAAACTATATTACAGAATTTGGAAGTGTCAAGACTATTATTGATCGGGCTAAAATAGATAATAAACTCAGAGTCCGAATGGTTCCTGTTGAAGTAGAAGGAGTACCCACTTGGCCTGATAAATATGCTATGACTGACGAAGAAGCTGAAAGAACTGGTAAAGTATCCCTTGAAGATAAGAAGAAACAGTTTGGATCACTGGTTTATTCTGCTGAAATGTTAAATCAACCCATAGACGAAGCAAGTCAGAAGTTTTTTAAGAAATGGTTTAAATACGCTACAAAGGAAACTGTTGATAAGCTGAGGACAAGAAAGTTTGTTCTGATAGATACTGCGCTTTCAAAGAACGCCACGAGTGATGATACTGGTATATCCAAAGTATGGGTCAGTGAAAAAAATGACTGGTATGTTATTTCAAGAGCCTATAGAGTAAATCCAAAGGGACTGATTGATCTGATCTTTCAGTTTCACGATGAAGGATTTGAAAAGATAGGAATAGAAAAGACTGCGTATACAGAAGCTATCGAACCTTTCTTACAAGATGAAATGCGAGTCCGAGGAAAATATCCGTATGTAGTACAACTCTCTCATGGTGGTATAAACAAAGAAACTCGTATTGAAGGATTGATCCCAAAGTATGAGGCTGGACAGATATATCATATCGAAGGAGAGTGTGAAGAACTCGAACAACAAATGATACAGTTTCCAAAGGCTCCACATGATGATATTGTTGACTCTCTGGCATACGCTTTAAAACTTGTCGAACCACCTTTCCCACAAGTAGACACCAGTATTTATGAAGCGGAAACAAGATACAGTGATATTGGTATATAAAATCTATTAACAGAACATTTTTAATGTGCTATAGTCTACACAGTAACAACAATAGCCTTACATTATCGATGCCTTCGTAAGGCGGGTGTCGGTGTGTAGGGCTATTTTTATTACAAACTCTATGGCGATAAATAAGCAGACAATAGACAAAATCGCTGCTCAAGCTCTGAATGAGATTTCTTTTGCTCGTATTCACAAACAAGGCAAAGTAAACAACTGGCAGAAGAACGAGGAAATGTACTATTCAAAGAAAACTCCTAATGTAGAGTCTCGTGCAAACGTAAATCTTGCTCGTATGCAAGAGTTTGTACACACATTACTCTCAAAGATTGATAATCCTCTCGTATTCAAATACTTGAAACGTAAGAACTCACAGCTTCGACGTGTAGAACTGTTAAATTCACTTCGACAAAGAGACTCTGACAAAGATAATTGGGACATAAAAGATATTGTAGGAAAGAAGCAAGGTATTATCTATGGCCGTGCTCTGTATTGGTACTTCGCTGATAGTATTAATGGCTATCAATCACACCTTGAAAACATTGACGTCTATGACTTCCTGATCGATCCCGCTTGTGGTGGTATTGATATTGAAGAAGCACGATACCTCGGCGCATATTCTGTCATGTTAGATAAACGAGCTCTGAAAGAAGGAGTGAAAAATAAAGTCTATATCCGCTCCGCTGTAGATGAACTTTTGGCTGGATCTGGTAACTCAAGTGAACTTTCACAAGAAGAAACAAACAAACAAACAAGAACTTACGGACAAGGAACTATTGGACAAAAAGAAGGTACAGATACCACGAAATATAAATTTTGGAGATGGCTTACAACTTATCAAGAAGACGGCGAACGCTATTACATGCTCATAGATAACTCTGGACGCTGTATTCGTTGCGATAAGCTCACAGATGTCTCACCTGCCACGAAAGAGTCTCAAATGGGCTTGTGGCCTGTATGGACGTGGGCTCCATTTCCAGATCTTACCGAGTTTTGGACTCCTGGCTACTGTGACTATGCTCGTGAAATATTTATGGCTCAAGACGTGTCTATCAACCAGATGCTTGATAACGCAGAAGCTATCAATAAACCAATGAAGGTAGTCAACATAAGTGCTGTAGAAAACCTTGCAAGTCTCAAATACCGAAGAGATGGAATTATCCCTACCAAAGGTGATTATGATGCCAATAGAGCCGTACAGATCATGCAGACTCCAAGTATTAGTACACCAATCCAAGTCTTCAATATCCTTGAAGCTATACAAGAAAAATCAAGTGGTGTAACTGCTGGATCAAAAGGTGTCTCGGATGAACAGGGAAAAGTTGGTATCTATGAAGGAAACCAAGCAGCAGCAGCAGATCGGTTTGGACTCTTGAATAAATCGTATTCTCAAGGCTATAGACGATTCGGTAAGTTGCATGAACTCGGTGTTCGAGAACATCTGACAAAGAAAGTGGCTGTTGACATTATGGGCCCACAAGGGATTGAAATTGTTGAAGTATCCCGCCGTGATCTTTTCCGTAAAGACGATGAATACGCAATTTCAGTTGAAGCAAGTAATGCTGAAACCCTTGCGAGTAACCAAGATAAATTGATTAAGACAAACTTTCTTACAGCAAACTCACAGAACGAAATTATCAATAAGAAAAAGAGCTTTGAAATCGCCGCTACAATCGCTGGATTCACTGAAGACGAGATTGAAGAATTGCTCGATACCTCTGTATATGGCAACTCGGCTCTTATGTCTGAATGTGATCGTGATATTGAAAGATTAATTGATAATGAAAAATTCAAACCAAATAGAAATGCAAATCTCGCTTATAAACAGAAACTTCTGAACTATATGCAAGACCACGAAGAAGATATGAACGACGAAATGTTCAAACGCTTTGCAGATTATATGGTTCTGATTGAAGAAATAGTAATGAAGAATGAAGCCAGAGCCTTACAACAAGAACAAATCCTAGCAATGCAAGCTCAAACAGCTCAAGGAATGCCGCAAGGTGCTCCTGGAAGAATGGGATCGCCAAAAGGTGAAGCAGTCCTCGGAGAACAGCAACCATCCCCAGAAGTAATACAATAATTTATTAAATAAGCCTTAAAGCCTTATGATCAAATATAAAATCCTAAAACAAGACGAAAACGAAGTAAAATTTCAGAAAACAGGACACAAAATCGAATTTACAGATAGAGAAGTATTGGAACATGTGAAAAAACTCGATAAGTTTCTCACTGAAATTGGAGCTCAAAAAGCCTTAGAAGAAGCCAAGATGACAAATATCGAAGCTCATAATGAATTTATCAAAGACCTTACCGAAGAACAGCAACATGCGGTGAAACTTTTCTACCAATCTCTCGAACTCTACAAACAGTGTGCCGAAAAGATCGTAGAACTCGAGGCCACAAAGCAAGAATATATCGAAGACATGGCAGATATAGAAAAACAGACAGGAGTTAAAATTAAAGCATAATATATGGACATTACAGAAGTACAAGATGATATTAAACTTTTTGCTTCTATAGAGGCTTTAGGAAATCTGGAAGGTGGAAAGAAACTCATTGATACTTTAGAAAAGGATGTGGTATCAAGTGTTGACACCCTTGTGTCCACGTATAAGACCGCACAAGACATAGAAATACGAACTGTTATAGCCGAACTTTCATCAAAACTTTCTTTACTCAGAGTACTCAATAGATCTGGAAAGAATAAAGAAATGGCCCAGGATGAATTAAAAAAAATACTTGGTGAATAATCGCTCGCTATCCCTTTATGGGGATAGTATGCGGAGATCCATTCTCTGTTTTCCTTCTGGATGGAGGCATAAAATCCCGTCAGGTCTCGACGTTAAATTGATTCTTTTATGAGTGAAGAACTCGAAACCACTCCTGCTGAGGAGGTAAATAGTACAGAAAACGCAAGTTCCGAAGCGCAAGGTGAGGCAGAAGGCCAAACCATAGAGGAAACAATCGGAGAAGTTCTCCAGCCTAAAAGAGATGACGCTGTTCCCCTTTCTAAGTTCCTCGAACTGAAGACTGAGAACAAACGAATCTCAAAGGAAATGAAAGAACTTAAAAAAGCTATAGAAGAAGGGGCTACAAAAAAAGAAATTAGCTCTGACATCAAAGCTCTCTCTGAAAAACACAACGTCGATGCTGAGTTCCTAGAGGATTTTGCAAAAGCCGTTAAAACACAAGCCAAACAGGAGGCGGAAGATGAAGTAACTTCTAAGCTCAAACCTATCGAAGAGAAGGAACGAGCCGAAAAGATTAATAAGGCCTTTGAAGAACACTATGGGAAAGCGATCGCACAAGTCCCAGAGTACGAAGGAGTTGTTAGTAAAGAAGTTATCAAACAACTTTCACTCAATCCTGCAAATAGTAAAAAAACTTTTATTCAACTCATTGAAGAATCCTACGGACATCTCGTTCAGGGGAAAAGAAGTTTTGATTCTGCCACTACTCGACCAGGTAAAGATGACAATCTGGAAGTAGACGCAGACAAAATGCAAAAAGATCCTGCATATTTCAAAAGTGTAATGGAAAACCCAACACTCAAACAGAAATATAATGACGCCATGACCGAAAGACTTCGAGGAGTGCTCTAAACATATGCCTTTTACCAAAGGCTCTAAGCACACAGAGGCAGTAAAACAAAAGATGCGTGACAAAAAACTAGAGTTCTTTAAAAATGGAGGTATCCACCCAAGATCTGGTAAAAAGTTATCTGACGAGTCAAAACGCAAACTTAGCGCCTCACATATTGGTAAAAAACCATCTTTAGAGACACGAAGTAAGTTGTCTGAGGCCCACAGAGGTAGTAGACACTGGAATTGGCAAGGAGGATTATCTCAGGACCTAAATCGTTTGAGTTGGATAAAAAATAAAAGAAATAGAGTAATCAAAAGACTTAAGATAGAAAGCTTATCACATACTTTTGGAGAGTGGGAACTTCTGAAGAAACAATACGGTTTCACATGTCCTTCATGTAAGGGTATTGAGCCAAATATTGTTCTCACAGAGGATCATATAGTCCCATTATCAAGAGGTGGTACAGATTTAATTGAAAATATTCAACCGCTCTGTCTTAAGTGTAATATGAAAAAACATACTAAAATAATTAAATATTAACCTATAATCATGTGTCCCTAACAGACTTCAAACCACAATTTGACAACGCTTATCAAGAAATCTTTCAAAAAGTTCTTGTAGCAAAAAAAATCGCTAACCTTCGTTTTAAACCAACTCTTACTTTCGGTGAAAGTGTAGAACGTGTAGCATACGACATCTCTGCTGTTCGTGTACGTTCAGTAACTCGTGGTTCTGCTTCAACTATTGATTCAGTAACTGACAGTTCAGAACTCTTGACAGTAAATCTTGAAAAAGAAGCTGTATTCCACATCTCAGACGGAGAAGTAAAACAAGCTGGACCATTGAACCCAGGAGAAGTAATCGGAGGACAAGTTGCTGTAAAAGTAGCTGTTGACTTCGACGGACGTGTATTTGGTGAAGTAGTAAATGCTTCATATACATTCGACACTGGAGATCTTACAACTCTTTCAAGTTCTGGAACTCCTATTACTCTTAACAGTACAACTGTTCCACAGCTCGTAACTCGTGCACCTGCAAAATTGCAAGCTAACAACCAAATGCTTACAAACCTTTGTATGGTAGTAG